GATGTCCGTGTTTACATGGTTTACCTGTATAATAGAAAATATAACCTTTTTCTTTTGCTTCTTTTTGTGTGATAATTTTCATGAAAATCCTTAAAATATACTTTACTACTTTATTTATAAGTTTTAAAGTATATTTTTAAGTTCTATATTATAAAATTTGTATGAAAATTTTTCCTCATCGTATATTTTTACTCTTTCTATAAAGTGTTTAAGTGTAAAATTAACATGTTTGCCTACTCTCATATCATCAACTATATCAAAGAGTGTTGCAATATTTTTGTTATCTCCTTTTCTAAGGCCACGACCTATAGATTGGAGATTCCGAATACGAGATTTAGATGGAGATGCAAAAATTATATTGTGAAGATTTCTGATATTAACACCAGTAGAAAAAGTGCCATAAGATGCAACGATAATAGCGTCACTTTCTTTTTCAGTAATTTCTCTAACAGACTCTCGGATTTCAACATCTGTACCTCCAAAGACAAAAAACACATGACGATTTTTAACTGATTCTTTTATGATAGCATACAAATCTTTTCCGTGTTTTTCAACAAACTGGAATAATATAAGAGTGTTGCCTTCTAAAGATAGTGCAAGATTTTTTATAAATTTATTTCTTGCTTGATTCATTACTATATATTCTATCTCTTGGTTATAGTCCCATTTGCGAGAAGATTGACAAACAGAATCATCATACTTTAAAATAAGACACTTAATTCTAAAGTCTGCAAGTTCTTTTCGTGCAATTAATTCTGAAGTTGTTGTGGCCTTGTAAACAGATCCAAATAAACCTTCTAATACTAGACGATGTGTTTGCGTACCATCTAATGTGCCTGTTGTGCCAATTCTATATTTGGCATTAGTACAACCAGATAATATAGTTGTTAGTGATTTAGCTTTGAATTGATGTGCTTCATCACCAAGAACAAAATCAAATTGTTCAAAATATTCTTTATCGTTTTTGTAAATAGATTGCCATGTAGTAATGGTTAAGAATTTATCCGTGTGTTTTTCTTTACCTGAGTATTGGCGATGACAGTATTCTTCAGAATCATAACCATATGATTTGAAATCAGAATACATTTGTTCAACAAGAGATGTTGTTGGTACAATTAACAAACCTCTTTTAAAATCTGATTCTTGTAGATATCTTGTGATAAGATATATGATAAGAGACTTACCTGATGCAGTAGGTGAAAGAAGTAATATTCTTTTATTACGAATCGCATGTACAAAAGATTGTATTTGATAATCTCTTGGTTCAAAAGGTAGTGTAAGTGAACGACAAAAATCTACAGCTTCAACTAATGAAAAATTTTCTGTAGTGAGAATATTATCACCAACTTCTAACTCATACTCTCTTTCCTTACAAAATTTTTCTATGTAAGGAACAAGACCGTGATATATAGAAAAATCCCGGAGATTTGCTAGACGTATTTTACCATCCCATATTTTTTGTTTATATGCAGGAGTAAATTGATATCCTGGGACAAAAAAAGTAAAGTACTCTGATAGTTCTTGAGCTACGCTTCGGTCACATTCAAATTGTATAAAGGCTTCATTTTTTTTATGAAGAATAATTTTCTCAGTCAATTAAATACCTTGTATAAATTTTTGCCAACTAATAAAATCTCTTAACTGAAATGTTCTACTGTTCAGTTCTTTGAGTATAGTTGTACAAAGTTCAACGATTTCATCATGTACTGCTTTACTTGCTACATGTTTATTTAAATCTTCATCACTCTCTAAGTATGTAGACAGATCGGATTTGAGTATGTAAGGAAATGGTTCCCATCCATATTGTTTCAATTGATCATCATCTAGTTTACCAGTATAATATTCCCATTTAAGTTTCTTCATTTTGTTATACTTAAACTCAGCCTGCTTTGACAACATGCGATGTTGAGAAAGTATATTTAAATATTTACTGTGTAGTTTTGGTATATTGAGAAGTTCACGATCAGGTTCAGTTTTATCAATATCACAATCTTGCCGCCACATCTCAAGTAAATCATCAATTTGTTTCATGGTATTCCTCCTTCACATAGTATACAGAATTATAAAATAAATGTCAAGTATATTCTATGTCGTAATAAGAATACCTAAAAGATGCATCTGAGGTTGGTATGGTATCTGGCCCATCGGCTGTAGAAAGTATAATGGTAGATAGTGTTGTTGGAAATACATCATAAAAAATAAATTTATAAATTGGATTATTTGACGAAGATAATACGGTTATTGTTGCATCAGAATACTGAGGTTTTAATTTTGGCATCCTATTTGGATTTAAGTTTGGTAAATTTCTATATTCTTCAAAGTCTACGGGAAAAGTCATTGCACGAATCCAATCATGCACTTCTTTCCATGCAATCAACATTTCATCTACCATAAATGTAACATTTAAAATGTCGTAGATTGCTTTTTCACCTGGCAAATAAACATCAACAAAAGGAGTATTTTGTGGCACTTCAGACATAGAGATGCCAGGTAATGTTACACTCTGGCAAAAGTATTGCATGTTTGGTAATCTACTGAAATTTAATACAAACTTATTAGGTTGTAAAAAATTTGGATTAGATGGGTTTCTTGTTATGGCTGTCATATGTTATATTTATGCATAAAAAAAGACCCACCGAAGTGGGTCTTTAAAAGGTGTCTCTTATTATAGTTATTATTATAGAGACTTAAAACATTACATGAGGTTAGCAATCTTAAATGCACGATAGTACAAGTTAGCCTTGGCAGTAAGAGTGCCAGAACCTTGAGTTGTACCTTCAGCAAATGGGTTTGCAACCATGCCGTAACGGGTTTTGAAACCAATTTTTGGTTGGAAGTTACCTGTATCAACTGCACGAACCATTTGTAATGGAACGTATGGGCAATAGAAGATACCTGCATCATAAGCATTAGAACCTTTGTAACCAACAACAGCAAACTCAGAAGAAGCGCCTGTTGGGAAGTATGGATCAATGTAGACTTTGATGCGACCGAAGATTGTACCGGCAAAAGTATTACCTGTATCGTCAACTGTAAGGTTGACTTGACCCTGAAGAGCAGAGTTGTAATCAAGAATACCAGCCATAGCAAGAGCAGAAGCAACGTCAGAAGAACAGATCATGACATTACCTTTACCTCTACGGGTTAACTTGGCGATAGCGTTAGCTTCACGCTCAATTTGGAAAGCAAGACCTTTAATCTTTTCAACCATCCAGCGACCGTTAGAGTCAGTGTCAAGGTCAAAAGTACCAGCAGTTGTTGTACCAACTTGTGCGCCAACTTTAGAAACACTGTAAATTGTACGAACAACTTCACGATTGATCTCAGCAAGAATCTCTGTAGAGAGAATATTAGCGAGTTCTGTTTCAGCGTCAAGACCATGAACTGCTTTAAGATCTTGTGCAAGTTCCATGGTGTACTCTGCTTTAAGAGCACGGGACTTAGCAGTAACAGAAACTTTCTCAATGGAGAATCCCATCTCTTTGAAAGTTAAATCTTCTGCATCAGCTGTTGGTAAACCACCACTTGTGGCCATTGTACTAGAGAATACATTACCGTTACCAAGAGCTGTATTAGCGGCAAGACTGATATCGTTGTGTGTTCCACCAAGAGCACCTGAATGAGCAGTATTTGCCTCATTGTAGAAAGCTTCAACAGCAGAGCTTGCCATATTGCGGTTAGTACCGTAAGTAGTTCTCATTGCGAAGATAAGTCCTGTTGGACCTGTCATTGGCTGAACGCCAGCGATATCATAAGCAATAAGATTTGGAAGAGACCGGCGAACTAAGCTGATAAGAATTGGATCAAAACCAGCAACTGGACCTGTAGCAGTAGAACCACCACTAAAACCACCTGTACCAACAGCGTTAGTTGGTGTAGTTTCTGTAAGAGTCTGATAACCTGGCTTAACCATTTCTTGAGCTTGATTCTCAAGAACTAAAGCTGTTACAGCTTTACGATATGGATCTTTAATTTGTGGAAGATCTGGGTGCTCAAGAACTGCTTCCCATTTCTTCTGCAATTGTTCTGTTAAATACATTTAATTACTCCTTGATTTTAATTAAATTTTGGTTTTAGAAATTGTTTGAACGACGGCATTGATAAATGGGTCATTAGACTTCTTAACTTTTTCATCTGCCACTTCGTCACTTACTTGCTCATGTAATTGAGTTTCTTCAGCTTGTTTAATATTTGTTGGGAAATAATTTTCACGAATTGTCTCAAGTTTTTCTCTTAATTCTTCCTCTGTGGAAAAGTCTACACTCTCTGCGAGCGACTTCATTTTTTCAACTTGAGTTTCGGTAAGTCCTTTACAAATATCATAAACTGTTTCTCTTTTTACAGCTTCAAGTATAGCTTTCTTGTACTGAATGTTGGTCTCAATTTCTTCATTGAGTTTACCTTCAAGTTCTTCAACTTTTGTTGCAAGTTCATCAACAAGGTCAACTTTCTCTTCTGGAACATCAATGTAATGTTCTGCAAAGAGATTACGAAGACCAGCAATAAACTCTTCAGTGATTTCAGAACGAAGACCAGATTCAACGGCAATTTGGTTTTCTTCCATCCACTTTTCAACAACATAGTTAAGGTAATCGTCAACCTTTTCAGTTAAATCGGATTTGATAGACTCAACTGCCTCTTCTAACATAGAAGCATATTTGCCTTCAATTTCTTCTTCAATTTGTTGAACTCGGTCAAGAACACGAGCTTCAAAAATTGTAGCAACTTTAGATTTGAATTCTTCAGAGATTGTAGAGTCATCAGCAAAAAGAGCGTTAATGTCTTCTTTAAAAGACACTTCTTCTGTTTCAGCAATAACTTCTTCAACTTCAGATGTTTCATCTTCTGCAATAACTTCTTCAGCTTTTTCTTCTTCTTCTTTTCTCATCTTAAGTTGAGTGTCTGGGGAAGCATCGGAAGGCTTAGTAGAAATTGTAGATTTGTTTTTTCCAGAATTATCAGGTGCTTTAGCAGCTGCATGAATCTTGTGTGAATCATCACCTGGTTTAGCATTTTGTGGTGTAGGACCTCCAAGGTCTTGTACCTCACCTTCTAATTTCTGTGGAGGCATAGCTGGTGCTGATTTCTTGCTTCCAGCAAGAATTTCAGCCGCTGCTTCCATGAGTTTGTTTGATGCCATTTGGATTCTCCTTATGATTTCTTATTTATAAAATTAAAGTTTTCTAATGTAATTTTCAAATAGTTTAAGTGCAACCTGTTCTATTTCTTGTTTGGATGCTCTTTTAATTTGTTTTTTGGCCTGCTCAAACTGAGTTTCAACCCATTGACCATTAACCATCATCCACTCTTTATTTTCCATGATACCTTGTACAAAAGCACCTGGAGCAGAAGGATCCGCAACAATATCTGCCGCAGTTGCAAGTTTTAGGTCATCTTGAACGAGATTATACCCCTCTTTAGTTTGAACTAAAGAACCAAGAGCTCTTGAAGAAACACCAATTTGAATTTCATTTTCAATAAAATCTTTTACAATTTTACCATATGGTGTGTCAAGAATGAGTGCTTTACCATAGAAAGTGTTACCATCTTCCGAAAGAGAAACAATTTTATGTGATACTCTCTCAAGGTTAATAGATGGAGTGTCTGGATGACCTAACTCACCCAATGCACGATTTGTGTTAATGAATTCTTCTGTATAACGGGAAACTTCATTACGAAGTGTATCCATTTTATAC